GTGCTCAAGGAATCCAAGGTGTACAAGGTATACAAGGACCTCAAGGTACTCAAGGTACACAAGGTATAACTGGTACTCAAGGTACACAAGGAATACAAGGTATTCAAGGTGAACAAGGCATTCAGGGTATACAAGGTATACAAGGTATTCAAGGCACACAAGGAACTCAAGGAACACAGGGCATACAAGGAACACAAGGAACTCAAGGTATACAAGGAACAACTGGAACTCAGGGTACACAAGGTATTCAGGGAATACAAGGCACAACTGGAACTCAAGGTACACAAGGAATTCAAGGTATAACAGGCGCTCAGGGTACTCAAGGTACTCAGGGTACACAAGGTATACAGGGAGTTCAAGGTACAACAGGTACTCAAGGTACAACTGGGGCTCAAGGTATTCAGGGTATTCAAGGAGTACAAGGTACTACAGGCACACAAGGATCTACTGGTACTCAAGGTTCACAAGGTATTCAAGGCATTCAAGGTACTACAGGTACACAAGGTGCTACTGGAACACAAGGAACTACTGGTACACAAGGTATTCAAGGTTCAACAGGAACTCAAGGTATACAAGGTACTAGTGGAACACAAGGTACTCAAGGAGTACAAGGTACTACTGGTGCTCAAGGCATTCAGGGTACTATTGGATCTCAAGGTATTCAAGGTACAGCAGGCGCTCAAGGCGCTCAAGGTATTCAAGGAACTATAGGTGCGCAAGGCATACAAGGAACTACAGGTGCGCAAGGTATAACTGGATCTCAGGGTACAACAGGAACACAGGGTACTACTGGAACACAAGGTTCTACTGGTACCCAAGGTACAACAGGTACTCAAGGTACAACTGGTACTCAAGGAACTACTGGCGCTCAGGGTACAACAGGAACACAGGGTACTACAGGTACACAGGGAACAACAGGAGCTCAAGGTACTTCAGCTGCTACATCTATTTCTAATAACACTAACAACTATGTTGTTACTGCTACTGGAGATAGTGGAACACCATTTAATGGAGAATCAAATTTAATATTTGATGGATCTAATTTAGGAATTGGTACTACATCACCATCTGCCTATTTAGATATTAAAGGATTAGCTGATACATCTGGAGTAATATCTTTACAATTAAGATCAGGGAATTCTTCTACTAATTTTAGTAGTAATCAAATTACACTTGGATATTCTAACACAGCTGATTATCGTCATGCTATAAAAACAAGACATAATTCTGGAGCATTTTCAGGCAACGCAATTGATTTTTATGTTTGGCAATATGGTACAGATACTTTAACTGCTATTGGTACTCAACATATAATGTCATTAAATGGAGGAAGTGTAGGTATAGGTACTACAACACCCCAAAATAAACTTGAAGTTAATGCTGGTGGAACTGTAGGTTATTCTGGTAATGACTTTGTGTTTAGAAATAGCAATGGACAAAGTGCATTTTATCATGATTCTGGAGGATATGTTTATTGGTATTCTACCCAAGCTATAACATTCTACCCAGGACAAAGTAGAAGTGTTACTTTCTCAACAGGTGGAAGTGTTGGTATCGGTACTACTTCACCAACAGCTCCTCTTGATGTACTTGGTGTAAGAGCAGGTAGAAACTGGGCTATATCTAATAGAGCAAATATTAGACTTGACTCTAATGGAACTGATTATCCAGCAGATATTCTTTTTGGTCATACAGCAGCAGCTAATGAAACTGGATGGACAGGAGTTTATTGGTCTTTATCTTCAAGAGCAGCTGATAATGGTAATAAATTTACTATTTGGAGAGGAGGAGGAAATCCATCACCTTACAACTCAGAAGCAATCATGTTCACTATACAACCTGATGGAAATGTTGGTGTAGGTATTTCTGCCCCAACATCTAAACTTCATGTTGTTGGAGGTTCTAGTGCTCAACTTAAAGTTGAAGGTGGTGAAGCTGATTTATGGCTTATAAGTACAGGTGGTGGAGCAGGAACTTGGAGATTTTTAGGATCATCAGGTAACACAACTAAATTATTTAGACTATATGACCAAGATAATGGTGTTGATAGATTCAATATCACAGCAGGTGGTGTTGTTGGTATAGGTACTACATCTCCTTCTTTAGAATCAACTGGAATTGGATTAAATATTGTAAATTCTACATATACACAATTAAGAGTTCAATCAAGTGCTTCATCAGCAGGTATTGAATTCAAACCAGGATCAGGTAATAGATGGGAACTTCAAGCTAATACTAGTAATGAATGGTTTGTATATGATAGAACAAATACTTCTTATAGATTTTTAATTAATGGTAGTGGTAATGTCGGTATAAACACAACATCTCCAGCTGGAAAATTAGATATAGTTGGAGGACAATATAATACAAGTTTAATAGTAAGAAGCAGTAATGCTAATGGTACTGGTGTTGCTATATTAAATACAGATACCGGAGGTCATAATTGGTATATTATTTCAACTGCTTCTAGTAATGGTGGTGGTGCTGGAAACTTAGGTTTCTATGATGATACTAATGGTAACTACCTAATGTATATTAAGGGAAGTAATGGTAATGTTGGTATTGGTACTACTAACCCTTCATTTTTATTAAACCTTTATGGCTCTAACGCAGCAACTGTGTACCAAACATCAGGTACAGGAACAGGAGGAGGAAATGGTTTTTATGTTGGACATACAGGAAATGTAAGTTATGTGTGGAATTATAATAATTTTCCTCTTGTATTAGCTACTAATAATACTGAAAGAATGCGTATTATTGGAGACGGCAATGTTGGTATAGGTACTACAAGTCCAATTCAAGACTTACATGTTTTTGCTTCAGGAAATGGAGATGGCATATTAATAGAATCTGACTCAGCCGGAACAAATAGAGCACCTGCTTTAAAACTATATCCAAAAGCTAATAGTGTTAATGAAAGAAACTGGGCTATATCCCCATATAGAGATGTTCAGCAAAGTTTAAGTTTTTCAAGTAGTGATGCTAAAGGAGGAGATCCATATAGTAGTGGAACTACTAGATTAATTATAGACGGTATTTCAGGTAATGTGGGTATAGGTACTACATCTCCTTCAGCAAAATTCAATGTTAATAATAGTGGAGGAACCGGAAATGCATTCTATGTAGACGCTGGTAATAGTCCTAATAACCAAGTATTATTTGAACACTCAGGAGCAAACACACCAGTACCATTCACTATTAGAAAATCAGGATATTCAGGTACTAGTGATAATTTTGGTGTTTTATATATTGATATGGCTCATAATGTAGCCTCAGGTGGATCAAATTTACATTTTACTTTAAGAAATAGTAGTGGTAATACTACAGAATATGGTGGTTTAGGAGCTATAATTTCTACTAACACTGCTGGATCTGAAGCAGGTGCTTTAAATTTTTATACCACTAACTCTGGTACAACTAGACAAATTAGAATGCGTATAGCGGCTAATGGTAATGTTGGTATAGGAACTACTGACCCAAATAATAATCTTCATATTGCTGGATCAGGTTTTGGTTTAAATTTTAGTGGTGGTAACAATAGAATTTATTTTAATAGTTCTAGAGCAATAGAAGGTAATGGTACTAATTTACAAATAGGAGAAGGACATTCTACTACTTACCTCCAAACTTCTACTAATGGTACAATATTAACTGTTACAGGAGCCAATGTTGGTATAGGATCTACATCTCCAGGTTATAAATTAGAGGTAATTGGTGATATTAGAACTAGCGCTAGTTATTTAGCTGGGGTAAGTTATAACACCCCCGCTGCTTTAATTATAACTACTGATACTAACTGGACATTTGGTTGTTCTTCTGATAATAGTACTCAATATTGGATGCAGGTAAGATATTATGGAACAGGTGATGATAATCGCGGTTTTAGATTATTTAATATGAATGGAAACTCTGTCACTTGGAGAGTAAATGGTACAGGTACAATGTACGCAACTGGTGATGTTGTAGCTTATTCATCAGATAGACGTTTAAAAGAAAATATTAAACCAATTGAAGGTGCTTTAGAAAAAGTATTATCACTAAATGGTGTTACATTTGATTGGAATGAGACATCAATAAAAGCAGGATTTATTCCTTCAAGAAGATATAATGATGCTGGGGTTATTGCTCAAGAAATACAAGCTGTATTACCTCAAGCTGTAGAATTTGCTCCGTTTGATTATCAAGAAGGTAAATCAAGATCTGGTGAGAATTATCTAACAGTTAAATACGAAAAGATAGTACCATTATTAATAGAAGCAATAAAAGAACAACAACAACAAATAGACGAATTAAAACATTTATTATCACAGAAGTAATATTTACTGTTTTTTGTCATATGTATCGACAGGCAGTATATACTTTCTTTAAAAACTAATATAGAAACATGGCAACTTGGAAAAAAGTCATAGTATCAGGTAGTAACGCGATACTTAATCAGGTAACTGTTGGTACAAACCAACAAATATCAACATCACATTTAACTACTTATTTAAGTGGTTCATTTAGCGGATCATTCCAAGGTGATGGATCTCAGTTAACTGGTTTAGCTACAACTTTAGGAATTACTGGTTCTAATGGTACTAGTGGTTCAGTTAATTTATTGACTCAAGGCTTAACAGTTGCTGGTACAGCTAATGAAGTTGAAACTTCAGTTTCTGGCCAAACAATTACTGTTGGTTTACCTAATAATGTTGCTATAGCAGGTGCTTTAACTGTAGCAGGTGACTTAACAGTTGCTGGTACAGCTAGTTTTAATAATCAAACATCACTTTTAATTGCTGATAGATTTGCTTTATTAGCATCTGGTTCAGGCACATTAACAGATGGTGGTATTATAGTAAGTTCAGGTCCAGGATATTCAGGTTCAGCTTGGTATTTAGAATCAACTTCAACAGGTGAATATGGAAGATGGGCTGTAGCTCCAAACGTAGATGCTGCTGCTTCATCTGCAACACCAGATGAATTTGGTGTTACTGCTAAATTATCAACAAACGCAGCTCCATCAGATGCTACACCTCCAACATGGGGTGGCTCATCAAACGGCGCTGGTAACTTATGGATTAAACAAGACACAGGCGATATTTTTATATGGTCTTAATAAATAAACTCAAAAATTTAGTTATGGCTTTTAACGCAAAAAGTATTATTAATTTAGGAAGAACAGACGATTCTAAATCAGTACCATCTATTGAATTAAGTAAAGGTGAGGTGGAAACCTTACTAATGATGGTTAAAGAGGCTAGTTTTAAAGGTGAGCATGTTCAAAAAGTATATGAACTTATTTTGAAACTACAGAATTACTATTCTAAGTTACCTTAATTTTTTCATATTTATTACAAACATACTGTTGGCCGAAAGGAAGTAGGCATATACACGGCATAAGTGTATGTATCTAACCGCAGTAAAAATTGTAATATAAAATGCCAAATTGGAAGAAAGTCTTAGTTAGCGGCTCAAGTGCTGCTTTAAACTCTATTAATGTAACAAACGGATTAACAGTTACTGGATCATCTAATCTTAGTGGATCATTAACAGTAAGTGGTTCAGTAAATATAGCTAGTAATGCTGGCTCAACAGTGTTCTCTTCCAATGCGGATACATTAACATTTACAGGTTCTATCTACATTTCAGGTTCAACAGTACAAAACGGTAGTATAAATGCAACTAGTATAACTAGTTCATTATTTGGTACTTCAAGTTGGGCTCAAAATGCAACTACTGCTTCCTATATTCTAAATGCAGTATCTTCCTCATTCGCAACAACAGCACAAACAGCTTCTTATGTACAAAATGCCCAAACAGCTAGCTATATATTGAATGCTGTGAGTGCTTCATATGCTACTACAGCAAGCTATGTATCGTCAAATTTTCAATATGAAGTTCACGTTAGTCAAATAGATGGAAATGATACTACGGGTGATGGTAGTTTACTTAAACCAGTAGCATCTATTACTAAGGCATTAACCTTAGTAGGAGACTCTCGAAGAATTATTGTTGTACATCCTGGTGGTTATACGGAAAATCCAACGATTAACACTACAAATGTAACAATTTCAACATCAGAATTAACAGGCGGAGGCACAGTTCTTTATGGAACATTAACTATTCCTACATCAGGTTCATTCTCACGTATTTCAGGATTTTCAATGGATAATCTTGCTATTACAGGAACTGCTCAAGCATATGTAAGTAATTGTACAGTTAATAATAATGTAGTTAAATCCTCTAGCGGTTATGTTGAAATTATCAACTCAGAACTGCAATGTATTTCTGGTATTCAAATTTCTGGTGCCGGCATTACTATTATTAACGGTAATAAAAATGTTGGAGTAGCAGTAAGCAATGCTTCAGCACAAGTTATCATAAAGGGATGTAATAGTGTAGTGACACCTTCAGCTAGTGCAGGTAATTTAGCAATAGTTGATTGTATTGTTACAGCTTTAGGTGGAAATGGTATAACTATTACTGGTGCTTCAACAACTTTAACTTTGCTTAATAGCCAAGTTCTTGTTCAGGCAGGAAATAATGTTGCACCTATTAGTGTTGCAGGTATTTATTCAATTATTAATACTATCTATGATAAACCAGGTTCTACGCTTACAGGAACTAGTACTAACTCAGTTGATTATTTTCAATACATAGATGCTGATAATATTACTGCAAAAGGATTAACAATTACTGGATCAGTAACAGCTACTCAAGGATTTACAGGATCTTTATTTGGAACTTCAAGTTGGGCTCAAAATGCAACTACTGCTTCCTATGTACTAAACGCAGTAAGCTCATCATTTGCCTCAACTGCATCATATATTAATCCTTTAAATCAACTAGTTATAATAACAGGCTCTCTTATTCAAGGGTTAGAGGGAAATATAGCAACCGGAGAATACTCACATGCTGAGGGAAGTATTACTAAAGCAACAGGAGACTACTCGCATGCTGAAGGAGATTATACCCAAGCGAAAGGAAATTATTCACATGCTGAAGGTCAAGAAACAATAGCATCAGGCTCATATTCACATGCTGAAGGTTATCAAACAATAGCATTAGCCAATCATCAACACGTACAGGGCCAATTTAACACTGTATCATCTGTACCTGCTGCTTTTATTGTAGGTAATGGAACTGACGATAGTAATAGATCAAACTTAATATACGCTCATGATTCTACAGTTGAAATAACAGGATCACTAATAGTACCTTCAATAACTGGATCACTTTTTGGAACTGCTAGCTGGTCTAATAATGCTATATCAGCATCATATGCTCCACCAACAATAATATTTCCTTATACAGGATCAGCTAGAATAACAGGCTCATTAGATGTTATAGGAACTACAACAGTAACAGGTAGTTTAAATATAACTGGATCTACCACTCAAACAGGTAATAACACATTAATTGGAAACACTTTATTATCAGGTAGTTTAACTGTATCAGGCTCACAAGGTCTACCAACAGCAACTATTGGATTCTTTGGTGATGTTGATGTGACAGGAACTATAGGATTACTACCAGTAAATAAAAATATAGATACCACATTATCTGGTTCTTATATTTACGTTTCTGGTTCAACAGCAGACTTATATTTTAGTCAAAACAATAAAGGATTTAGTAACACAACTCGTTTACGTTGGTTAGAATCTAATTTATATACTGGTATATTAAATGGAGGTGTAATTACATCAACTCCAGGATCAACCACATGGAATATTACTAGTGGTAGTGGTATTATTGTGACACAAAATGCTTCTACAGCTAGTAGCCCATACCCAGTAGTACAATATATAGCTTGGGATGCAATAACAAATATTCCAATCACTAATTCTGGATCAGCTAGATTAAGTTATGTTGGTATAGATAATACAGGAACACCTGTTCAACAAACAGTGCCTTGGGGTTCTACTGATATTAATCAATTTGATACTCAAATTAATTTAGGTGTTGTATTACACTTATCTGGTAGTGTATCTACAGGTGTGTTTAGTGCTCCTCAAGTATCATATGGTTTTCCACAAAAAGCAGATGACTTCTTTAGAGCATTTGGACCATTAAAAATATCAGGGCATACACTTCAAGCAAGTGGATCAACTTTAAGTATTATTAAAACAGGTGGTAATGCCTATAAAGAAGGTGCTAACTACCGTTTTAATGCAAATCATCCTTCTACAACAGTAGAAGATAATATTAATATATCTAAAATATACCGTTATTATATTTCAGGATCTACTCCTATAATTGATACTGGTGTTGCTGCTGCTGGATACACAGTTATTGATCCTACACAATGTGTCAATACAGCAACTGGTGCTTTAACCCCAGTATCTAATAACAAATATTCAATTCAAAGAGTATTCTGGATACCAAATTCACCAACTAATGCTTTTATAGTTTACTACGGTAACGCTCAATATGATAGTTTAGTAGATGCTGCGGCAAACATTAATACAGAACCTTTTATAGAAGCTCCAAATACAGCAGCAAATGCTATATTTGTAGGATGGATACTGGTAGCAGGAGGTGCTTCAAGTTTAACAAATGCCTCTGATGCTAATATTCTTCAAGGTGGTATCTTTAGAAATGTTGGTGGTATTGGATCATCAGGAACATCACCTCTTTCAAACACATTAGCTGGTCTATCAGATGTATCTATACCAGGTAGAACAGCAGGTGATTTATTATATTATAATGGATCACAATGGGTAAATTCAAAATCATTAACAGGTAATTATAATGTTTCTGGCTTATTAAGTGTAACAGGATCATTAGCATATACAAACATACCACAAGGTACAACTGAAACTAATATTGTAGTAGCAGATGCTGGTGGTAATTTTAAATATAGAACAGATTTAAGTTTACAAGGTACTCAGGGTACTCAGGGTATACAAGGAACTCAAGGCATTCAAGGAACGCAGGGTACACAAGGTATTCAAGGAATACAAGGAGTTCAAGGCACACAGGGTACTCAAGGTACTCAAGGCATTCAGGGTGTTCAAGGAACCCAAGGCACCCAAGGCATACAAGGTGTACAGGGTATACAGGGTACCCAAGGTACTCAAGGCACTCAGGGCACACAAGGTACTCAAGGAATACAAGGTGTACAAGGTGTTCAAGGAGCTCAAGGCGCTCAAGGAACACAAGGTACTCAGGGTACTCAAGGGATTCAAGGTGTGCAAGGAGTACAAGGAGCTCAAGGTGCCCAAGGTGCTCAAGGAACACAAGGTATACAGGGTGTTCAAGGTGTTCAAGGTACTCAGGGTACACAGGGCACTCAAGGAACTCAAGGCACACAAGGAATCCAAGGCGTACAGGGTGTTCAAGGAGCCCAAGGTGCTCAAGGAACGCAGGGTACTCAGGGCACACAAGGCATTCAAGGTATACAGGGCGTACAAGGCACTCAGGGTACCCAAGGAACCCAGGGTACACAAGGTACACAGGGTATTCAAGGCATACAGGGAGTACAAGGAGCTCAAGGTGCCCAAGGTGCTCAAGGCACACAAGGTATACAGGGCGTACAAGGTACACAGGGTACTCAAGGTACACAGGGTGCTACAGGTGTAAGCCCAGGAGGTACTACAAACTATGTATCTAAATTTACAGGTTCTACCACTATTGGAGATAGTTTAATTTTTGACAATGGAACTAATGTTGGTATAGGTAATACAAGTCCAGCCGCTAAACTTGATTTAGGAACTAGAGACGGAAAAACAATTCGTTTACAACCAGCAACAAATGGTGGTAATGCTTGGATTCAATTTGAATCTAAAGTAAATGCTACTTCAGATATGGGATTCATCTTATTCCAAGATGATTCAGCTAATGTTCAAGGAGCTCCAACAGCAGAAGATGCTCGTTTCTCAATAGGTGTATATAATGACTTCCAAGGAACAGGAGTACACTCAGATGAATTTTGGATACAAGGTGGAGCTCGTTTAGTATATAACGTTGGTAACTGGGATTCTGAAATGACATCTATTATAGGTACTGCTTCTAGTAAAGCAGCAGGTGATCTATATAGTTGGAATAAGAACAATTCCCAGGTAATGGTGATGAACTTTGATGGTAACTTAGGTATAGGCACTACATCTCCAGCATATAAATTAGATGTAAACGGTACTGTAGTTTCAGATGTTAGTTTAATGGGTCAAGTACCAACTTATGGAACGTCAAACGCTCAATTTTCTCATAAATCAAGAGCAGGAGCAGGAGAGTATTCATTCTTATCAGATAGTGTTGGTACAACCTTTATAAATGCTAAAACAGGATATGACATTAACTTTAGAATAAACAATAGTGATGTTGCTGTTATAAAATCTGGTGGTAATGTTGGTATAGGTACTACATCACCAGGAACATTATTACATATTGAAAGATCAACCGTTTCTTATGGTCAGGTTAGAATACTTAGCACTTCAAATAACACTGGCGAAACTTCTATACACTTTGGTAGAACAGACCAAACCCTTGAACAACGATGGACAGTAGGTCAAGGTGTAGCTAGTATTGGAGATAGTTTTGGATTTTACACAGGTGGAGCTGCTAGAATAGTTTTTAATACTAGTGGTAATGTTGGTATAGGTACTACATCTCCACAATATAGACTTCATGTACAAGATAGTACTAATGTAGGCACAATCGCTATAGGACATAATTCATATCCCGGACTTATCTACTCAGATGCCGGAACCGGAGAATTTAGAATAGATAATAGATCATCCACTTCAGGATTTATTTCATTTTATCCAAATGGACAAACTACTGTAGGAAATGAAAGAATGCGTATTATTGCTAATGGTAATGTTGGTATAGGTACCACATCTCCTAATAATATATTACACATAGATGGAGTTAATGTAAACAATTATCCAAAAGTAAATAGATCAAGTACTTCTTATGAAGCAGGATGGAAATACTCAACAGGTGGTACAGATAGTTGGTATATAGGATTAAGAGCAGCAGATCAAGTTGGTTCTTATCATTTTTATTCTTATACAACAAATTCAAGTGTTGTTCAAATAACAAGTGGGGGTAATGTTGGTATAGGTACTACAGCACCAGGCCAAGCATTAGATGTAAATGGTAGAATAAGAATAGGAAGCAATGCTCAAACAGAAATATATTCATCAAGCAATAGAATTGTATTTAGAGGAGAAAATACAGATAATATTGCTCAATTTGCTGGTTATGGTATTTTTCTTCCTATTACAGGTCAAGCATATAACTTATATCAAGCAGGATCTACTTTATTAGGTTATACTGATACTACTGCTACTCTTGATATAGCAAGAGGAAGTAGTGGTGCTGTTGTTTATGTACGATTAAATTCTAATGGTAATTCTTACCTTAATGGAGGTAATGTTGGTATTGGTACTACATCCCCAAGTACTACTTTACAAGTATACAAATCAGGATTATCAGATAATAGTACTAACTCTTTACTAAATATACATGGTAAATTTGCAGCCTCCAGTGTTGATTCAAATGACATGGTTGGAATTTCATTTACAGTTGAAAATTCAGGAGGAGGAACTCAAACAAGTAACGCTATTTCGTTTGCTTATAATAATATACTTTCTCTAATGAAAGATGGAGGCAATGTTGGTATAGGAACTACATCACCATCTGCAAGACTAGATGTATATAATGGCAATGCTAGATTTTGGCATGGTAACACAACACACTATACACAATTTGAAAATTCAAATGAAATAAATACTTATACCTCAGGAGGCACTATATCAACAATGTTTCTTAACTGGGTATCAGGAGGAGATGTGAATATAGCTAGAAGCGCTATACTTGCTAAAAGTGGAGGTAACGTAGGTATAGGCACTACATCACCAGGATATAAACTAGATGTAAAAGGAACTGGTTACTTTGATGGTCCTATATATGTTGGTACAACATCTGATAGAAACTATTTTAGTAGAGGTGATATAAGACTTACAGACGCGTCGTCTAATGTTTATGTTTTAGATATAGGTGCTTCTTCAACTTCTGGTCGTATTGCTACTAACTACTATAGTGGTGGAGCTAATATACCTTTAGTATTACAATCTTATGGTAATGACAATCAATTATATTTAGCTACTAGTGGTAGAGTTGGTATAGGAACCACTTCACCAAACGCTACTTTAGATGTAGCAGGTGGTATTACACTTAGAAATACTAGAATAGGCACTAGCCAAAAACACCCAGTAGGCCACTACACTCCAGGTGAAACTGTATTTGAAATTGATCCAACATGGGCTCAAGCTCAACTTCAAGATTTCTTTGGTTCTAGTAATGTTTCTTGGGTAGCATCATCTGATGCTCCTGGAGGATATGCTATTCAAATTGATGGTGCTGTAAATGTAGGTAATGGACCTTACAGTTCTGGTTTCCCTTACATCCCAGTAGATTCTAGCCAAGATGATTGGTATTACATGGAATGTTATATTAAGAATGAAGCTGGATCATCTATTTCCCACTACATGGGTGGTATTGATTATGATAAAGACTTTTCAAGCCTAGGAGGAAACCCAGGCTCATACACTTATAACGTAATGTTGAATTACAACCCAGGAACATCATGGACTAAAGTATATGGTTACTGGAATGGATTCGGTTCTTCTTCAGGAGGCTCAGGAACAGGTAACACAAACAACTGGGTTTCTGGTACAAAATATTTCACACCACAAGCATTATTTAACTATGGTTTTTCTTCAGGAACTAGAAGATGCTATATTTCAGGATGGAAATGTATTAAAGTACGAAATGTAGGTAATAGATATTTTAATGGTAGCCTTACCGTAGCTAATACTGCTCCAACACTCACATTTACTGCTACTGGATTAAATAGAACAAGTACTATTGGCATGACTGATGGTGCTAACATGTTTATTAATAATACAGCGAATGGGAATTTATATGTTGGTAGTGCTAATAATGTATTTTTAGCATATAACGGAGGTAATGTTGGTATAGGCACCACATCCCCATCATACACATTAGATGTATCAGGCACCATCCGCGCCACAGGCGACGTAATCGCTTACTCAGACGCCCGCGTTAAAGAAAATGTAAACACAATCACAGACGCCTTAACCAAAGTAACATCATTAAGAGGTGTATCTTACACTCGCAACGATAGTGAAGACAAATCAGAAAAAGTCGGTGTAATAGCACAAGAAGTATTAGAAATATTACCACAAGTAGTACAACAAGACACTAATGGTAACTATAGTGTGGCATACGGCAACATTGTAGGTGTATTAATCGAAGCAATCAAAGAACTAAAAACTGAAGTTGAAGATCTTAAATATTTATTATCACAAAAATAAAACTAAAATAAATTAAAATGGCTATTACTTACAATTGGACAATTAACCCACTAGAAGCTTACCCTACATCATCTGGTGAACATGATGTGGTATTTGTTGCTCACTGGCAACTACATGCTTCTGAAATAGTAGGCGAAACAACTTACACAGCTCAATCAATCGGCACACAAGGCTTAACCTACACATCTGGTTCATCATTTACTCCGTTTGAAGAATTAACATTAGAACAAGTACAAGGATGGGTAGAAAATGCTATGGGTACTGGATCTGTTGATAACTTAAAAGCTGGTTTAGCTCAAAACATTGCTAACCAAATCAACCCACCAGTAGTGACTTTAACATCTCCATGGTTAGTTACTCCAACTCCAGTTCCAACAGCTACACCAACACCAACCCCTACAGCTACTGAAACAGCTACACCTACCCCTACTCCAACTGTAGAATAATATAAAATATGGCATTACCATCATCAGGAACTATAACAATGAATGATATAAGGGTTGAGTTAGGAATATCTACTCAATCCCCATTCTCATTGGACACAGCAGAAAATGGTGGTTATGTCACTATTAATGTTTGTAGTCCTTCTAGACCTAGTTCTGGTAATCCAGCTGCTATGAGTGAGTGGTATGGTTATAACCATACTGCTACTTGTACACCCACTCCAACACCAACACCTACCCCTACTCCAACTCCAACCCCAACACCTACACCAGTATATTATGTGTTGTTAGGGCCTGTAGGTGGTTTAGCTAATGATTCAACAACAGCTTGTAATAATTACTTTAGTTCTAGAAGCTATTACACTAATGTGAACTTTATACAATCAAGTGTTACTTATATCTATGACGATACTGCTCTTACTACTCCTTTAAATACAGGGGGTCAATGGAAAGGAGTATCATTTGATGGAGTTAACATTTACGCTGTGATTACTGACTCATCTGGTATGGTAACTAACTATACTTCTTGTGCTGCTCCTCCACCTCCTCCTCCTCCACCACCGCCACCACCACCATCATCTCCATCTGATGTTAGATTAAAAACTAACTTAATGATGATTGGCAACTCAGTATTAGGAATTAATATTTACACTTTTGAATATATTAATAATCCTGGTGTTGTATATCAAGGAGTTATTGCTCAAGAATTAATTGGAACTGAATTTGAAAGTGCTGTAGGGATTGATGAAAATGGATTCTATAATGTAAATTACTCTAAGATAGATGTAGAATTTAAGCAAATAAACTAGTTATGACTGCAATATGGATTGCAAATGATACAAGTAAAAATGGTTCATATATTCAATTAAAAACTGAAGTGTTATGTACTGTATCATGTTTAGCATTTGTTAAACATTTTCACCCAGAATGGAAAACTATATTTTTTGTAGATAAATTTACTAAGAAATATTATGAACAGTTTGGGATACTAGAGTTATTTGATGAAGTAAATGATACTTTATTAGATGAAATTACTGATATAAATCTTAATATATTTTGGGCAGCCGCAAAAATAAAAGCACAGCTTTTTATTGACGGTCCTTCTGTTATGTTTGATTTAGATTTTAGATTTTATTCTAACCTAGAAAAAATGGGTGTATTTGAAAACACAGACATATCTTGTTTGTGGGCTGAATATATAAATAAAAATTATTTAAAACCTCAAGACGCTTTTAATAATATTAATGTGAATTGGGACTACAATTGGGGTAATAAATCATTTAATGTATCTTTTCTTTATATAAAAGATGAAGAATTTAGAAAAACATATTGCAACTCAGCAATAGAGTACATGGTTGAAGCTAGTAAAGTTATTAAAGATGAGTTTGAAAAATTTGAAAGAGGTAAGTATATTACATTTGTTGAGCAACATATGTTATATGAATTAGTAAAAAAACTCAATTTAAAAGTAAAAGTATTAATTCATGACTATGAATCAGATTTAACTTTACCTAACCATATTGAAGGAGTAGGTATATCATATCAAAATGCTGGTGAGTATCTTTATCATTATGCTAGTGGTAAGATAGAAATGAAAAATAAAGGTAAAACATACGTGGATGAATTAAACCACATGTATAATATCACTAACTCTATAGTGACTGATACAAAATATTTAAATACATTTAATAAAATATATAATATATCTGATAATGAAAGCTGTTTTTGTTAATTGGACTAAACCATTCTCAGAAAGAAAAAGATTAATAAATCCTGCGTTTAAAATAATAAACAAAATAACTTCAGATAAATACACTATAGTTGATTATGAATTATTATACACTATAATGTCTGTTGGTTACTGGAAAGAATATAATGGTCCTACTAAACTTTATACTGATTCTACTGGATATGAATATTATAGAAAACATAATATGTTAGAGTTATGGGATGAAATTGATATAGATACTTTAAATAATTATAATAATATAGACGCGGGACAATTTTGGACATCAGGTAAAACATTCTGTATTTGTAAAGAAGAACCTCCATTTTGTTTTTTAGATTTAGATTTTATAATTAAAGAAAAATTACCTGAATGGGTGTTTAATTCTGATATAACAATTGCTCATTGGGAAATAGCTAGAGGACAATATTATCCAAATAAAGAACAATTCTCAGAAATCAAACATTGGTCACCACCAGAAGATTACTCATACCATATGTTAGTTCCAAATACTTCTTTTTTATATATTAATAATAAAAGTATACAAACAGAATATTTAAAAGATCATTTAGAAGCAGTAAATACTAAAGATCAAATACCTGAATGGTTTTGGTTACTTACAGATCAAGGATTATTAGGACAAATATTAAGAAGAAATAATATTAAACCACAAACACTCACTGATAAAGTATTCCTATCAAATTTTGAAGGAACAGGTGATGATAAGGTTGGAGAAAGTGCTATTTTTTATTATCCTATTAAACATGACGCTACTAAAGATCTTATTAATTGGTGGCATGTATGGTTATGGAAAGCTTATTATAATAAAAGTGAAGACTTAAGAGTAGAACACTGTAAAAAAATGTATCAAGAAATATCTATAAACTTTCCTAAATATAGTCATTTATTAAAACATCCAAAATTAAAACAATATGGTAGAAATTAAAAATTTTATCACACCAGAACAATGTAATACCTTGATTCAAATATGTGAATCAAAATTAGAAAATCTAAAAGTATTAGGTAGTGATAATGAAGATGAATATAGAAAAGCTGAAGGAACATGGATAGATAAAAATGACAATGATAATAATTTCATTTCAGATATGTTAGTTGAAGTATCTAAATTACCAAAGGAAAATCAAGAAAGTATTCATTTAGTTAAATATAAAATTGGTGGTGAGTATAAAAATCATCATGACTTTTTTCACCTAAATCAATCTTACACTGAAGCTGAATTAGCTAAAGGTGGACAACGAACTAAATCATGTTTAATTTACTTAAATGATAATTTTAAAGGTGGCGAAACAGTATTTCCTACTATTGATGTGAAAGTAGCACCAGAACAAGGTAAATTAATAATATGGGATAATCTAAATCCTGATGGTTCATTGAATAATGATTCGCTTCATGCTGGTTTACCTGTAGAAGAAGGAATAAAATATATAGCTATTGTTTGGATACGTGAGAATAAATTTATACCTTAATAAAAATAGCTAATAAGTTATGGAAAAAAATCTAGTTAAACGTGTTATTAATGCTGGAGGAGATATCACTCCTCTTCTTATTCCATCTGAACTTACTAGTGGTACTGGATTAATGAATCCATCTGTGATGGTAAAAGATGGAAAAATTACTGTTATTATTAGACATGTTAACTATACCTTCTACCATTCAGAAAAAAAATTATTTCAACACCCATACGGACCATTAACTTATATTCATCCAGAAAATGATGTTCGTTTACGAACATGGAATTGGTATTGTGAAATAGGTAATGACTTTAAAGTTAGTAAATATCATAAAGTAGATACTAGTACATTTGATATATATGAACCATTATGGGAATTTGTAGGATTAGAAGACGCACGTATTATTGAATGGGATAATAAATTATATCTTTCAGGTGTACGTAGAGACACTACTACAAATGGAGTTGGTAGAATGGAGTTATCTGAAATACAAGTAAATAAAGACAGTGTAAAAGAAATTAGTAGAGTAAGAATAGAACCACCTAACAATCCAAATTCATATTGTGAAAAAAATTGGATGCCTGTTATTGACAAACCATTTCATTATGTTAAATGGGCTAATCCAACAGAATTAGTTAAAGTAGATCCTACAAATGGTACATCACAAACTGTTCATTTAAGTAATACAGTTAATATACCTAGAGACTTAAGAGGTGGATCTCAAATTATACCATATAAAGATGGTTATTTTGCTATTACACATGAAGTAGATTTATTTAAAAGTGAAGAAGGAAGAAAAGACGCTGTTTACTATCATCGCTTCATTGTATGGGATAAAGATTTTAATATACTTAAAATAACACCAGAATTTCATTTTATGGATGCTGATGTTGAATTTTGTGTTGGAATGGCTGAGTATAAAAATGAATATTTAATAACATTTGGCTTTCAAGATAACGCCGCTTATCTATTAAGAGCACCTAAAACAACAATAGAGGAATTTATCAATGGATAAAATATATATTATAAATTATTTAGCTGATAAAATTAAAGCAAAAAAATACCTTGAAATAGGTGTTGATCAAGGCTTTAGTTTTGAAAATATAAAAATAGAACATAAAGTAGGAGTTGATCCATACTCACCATATCCAGGAGTTATTAAAGAAACATCAGATGATTTCTTCAAAACTAACACTGAAAAATTTGACATTGTTCTTATAGATGGATTACATCATTCAGATCAAGTTTATAAAGATATAATTAATGCTTTAGATTGTCTTAACCCACATGGATATATTATATGTCATGATATGCTTCCTACTAATGAAGAAATGCAAATAATTCCTTTTAGTAGTGGAATGTGGACAGGTGATTGTTGGAAAGCATTTGTTGAATTAAGACAAACAAGAAATGATCTTGAAATGTTCACTATAGATACAGATATGGGTTTAGGTGTTATTAAAAAAGGACATCAAACTAAACTTAACATAACTGAAGATATAAACTATACTAACTTTACTTATAATAAACAAGTGTGGATGAATATATATTCATTACTTGATTTTTATAAAGAAATGGGTGAAAAAGATATATTAAAATCACTGTTAAGTCACTATATAGAATACCCAAATAACCCAGAAATAAACTTTTATATGGGCTATTATTACCATAGTATAGAACAAACGGCATCTGCTGTATCGTTTTATTTAAGGGCAGCTGAAAGGACATATGATGAATTAGTTCGTTATGAATGTTTGTTAAGAGCAGCGATGTGTTTTGATTCACAAGGTAGTAGAAACAATTCAGTAGAAGGTATGTTACAACATGCTGTAGCATTAATGCCTCATAGACCTGAAGGATATTTCTATTTGAGTAGATTTTATGAGCGAGCTGAAAAATGGTTTAATAGTTATCTTATAGCTAGTATAGGTGATAAAGTAGCTACTAGAAAACCAAGCAAATTAAAAACTACTCTTGACTATCCAGGTTTCTATGGTGTTATATTTGAAAAAGCAGTTAGTGCTTGGTGGTGTGGATTATGTGAAGAATCAAGAAACATATTTAGATATTTATTAGAGAATGAGCCAGTAGATGATATACATAAACAAGCTATATTAAATAATTTAAACCGTATAGGATGAAATATATAGATCGCAATCCAGAATCAGAATGGGGAATAGTTGAAACAGATCAATGTGGAGTATCCAATTTAGAAGATAAACGATTTTTTGTTGTAGATAACTTCTATGCTGATCCAATTGCTGTTAGAAACTTTGCCTTACAACAAACATACTATCCAGGAGAAGGAGCTGTTGGTCATCGCACTAGAAAACAATTTATGTTTGATGGTGTAAGAGAAGCGTTTGAAAGTATTATTGGTAAAAAAATAGCAGATCGTGATAATGGATATGGATGGTTTGATGAAGGAATTAACGGACGTTTCCAATATTGTCCCGCAGGAACACCATCAGTATTTCATTGTGACACTCAAAAATGGGCCGCTGTAATTTACTTAACACCAGATGCTCCACCTCAATCAGGTACTAGTTTTCTTAGACATAAAGAAACTAAAATATTTCACAATAGTCAAATTAATTGGGATGCGGGAGAAGGAATGAAAGTATTTAATCAAAAAACATTTGTAGACGGTACACCATATGAAACAGTAGATATTGTAGGAAATGTATTTAATAGATTAGTTATATTTGATGGTGGTTTAATTCATTCTGGATTAAATTATTTTGGATGGGATATAGAAAGTAGTAGATTATTTCACATATTTTTCTTCAACGAACAACAATGATACCAGTTATAGGAACAGCAGTTATGAAAAATCCTTATTGGGTAGAACGTCTATATAAAAGTATAGATTATCCAGTAGAAAACTTTGTTATTTTTAATAATAATGGTAAGGATGAAATTACTCAAGAATTAGAAGCATTAAAAAATATAGAGCATAAGTTTGTAAATAAACTTACAGTATGTCATTTACCATCTAACTTAGGTGTATCGTGTGTTTGGAATTTAATTATTAAATCTTACATTAGTTCACCTTATTGGATTATAGTGAATGATGATGTAGCGTTTACAGAAGGATTACTTGAAGAAATGTATACAGCGGCTCAACAGAATGTTGGGTTAGTATTTCCGTATGGAGGTGATTTTGGACAAGGAGCATGGGATTTATTTTTAATTAAAGATTCAGTAATACAAAGCCATGGACTATTTGATGAAAATCTAACTCCCGCTTATTGTGAAGATGCTGATTATATAATGCGATTGTATAACCAACCAGTAGATAAAATATATAATTTAAGTAAACCATATCTACATGGCCCAGGATTATATAATGAATATTATACTCATGGTAGTCAAACTAAAAAATCTAGCCCTGAATTGACTAATAGATTAGATCAAATCAATTTGATTAATTTTGAGTATATGAATAAAAAGTGGGGTGAAGGGTGGCGTGTGACTGATCCATATAAACATCCGTTTAACAATGAAACATTGCCTTTATCTACCACCACTTATGACATATCTTTTATAAGAAGTAAACAAATAAAATAAAATTTGGTTATTTCTCTATTTTTATATATATTTATATCAAATAAAAAATTATGGTAACATTTTTAATTATCGCTGCTGTATTAAGTGTTGGTGTTGGCCTATGGCTTTTAAACCAAAAACACAATGAAGAAATAAAAGAAGTAAATAACGACCCATGGACTGATGATTTAGCTCCAGAAGTTACACCAGCTCCAATAGCTGAAATTATTGCTAAGAAAAAAGCAGAACCTAAAAAGAAAGCAGCCGCTAAGAAACCAGCTGCTAAAAAAGTTGTAAAAAAAGCACAAAAATAATATATGGAAAAAATTACATTGAAGTTATCGGAATTTTATCAACTTGAAGCTGAATTAAATGGTGTCACTAACCAACAAACAGGTGAAGTATTATCAAAAGGCTTATTGAGCGAAAAAATCAAATTAACTACAAAGTATTGGTTACATGATCTTAATAAGAAAGTAGCTGCTGAAAAAGAATCAGTAGAAAAACTTAAAGAAGAGTTAATCAAGAAATACGGTAAAGAAGAAAATGGCGCTATTAGTATTCCACTTTACATTAACGAAGTTATTGATGAAGAAACTAAAGAAATCAAATCACGTGAAGTGAATCCAGATTTTGTTAAGTTTCAAAATGATTTTAATGCTTTGTTAAATGAAGAGCGTGATTTAGAATATCGTTCTTTTAGCCTTGAAGAATTTGAAGGTGTTGAAACTGAAGGTGTTTATAACACATTTTTTAAGTTAATTAAAATTGAAGAATAATCATGGGTATTGTCGCTAAAAAATTAACAGCGGATGAATTACAAACTGTTAAAGATCTTAGACAAGAATATACTAATTTAGCTCAAGCTGTAGGTGATTTAGAATTACAAAAATCGTCTTTATTAGAAATGCAAAAAGAATTAATTAGTAAGGAAAAACAAATTGCTAAACAGTTGCAAGAAAAGTATGGTCAAGGATCTATTGATCTTGATACAGGAGAAGTAAAACCGTAATATGTATTGTTAGGTGTTAGGAGTTAATATAGAAGAAAGCCTCGACAGCAATGTCGGGGCTTCTTCGTTTTATAACACACTCTATATATTTATCATTAGACAAAATCTATTCAAAACATGGCGCAAGAAACATTAATTTCTCCAGGTGTTCTAACACGTGAGAATGACTTATCTCAAATAACACAGAATCCAGTTACTGTTGGTTTAGCCTTAGTAGGTCCAACTGTTACTGGCCCCGTTAACGTACCAACTGTAGTTACTTCTTATAGTGACTTCAAAAACAAATTTGGTGGCTTGTTCACTAGTGGTGGTGCTAATTATGAGTTCCTAACATCAATAACTGCTAGAAACTATTTCCAACAAGGTGGTACTACAGCTTTAATCACAAGAGTAACTGATGAAACTTATACTTCAGCTACATCTAGTTTAATTCCAAATAATGTCACTGGTGGTACAAACACTAAAGCTTCAGCTAGTATGGTATTAACTGATGCTATGTTTAATAGTTGGAATAAGAGTTTCATATTTGATATGGGATCTCAAGACAACATTATCATTGTAGCTTCAAACGCTACATTTACTAATCAATTCGCTGGACAAACTTACTACTATATAGATGCCACACCAGATGGTGGTACTACATGGAATGCTGATAACTTTGGCGTTTCAGCATCAGAATTTATTAATAACACATCTCTTAGTAATCAGTTATCAGCTAGTTATAATACATCAACTAATGTATTTTCTGTTACCGCTTCTTCAGCTGGTACAGCTTTAAATAACACTAATTGGTATGGTGGACAAGATTGGTATTACAATATACAACAGTTCCCATCACAGTCAGTATTTGGTGGAGGAAGTGTTGCTTCAAGTACAATCCCAACATTTGTACTAGAAACTTTATCTACTGGCTTTATAATGAACAACTCAGGTTCTATTTTATCTGATGGTTCATTAGCTAGTGGTTCTAATATGAATGTAAGATGGGAAGTCCAAAATACTGACACTTCAAGCGGTACATTCACATTATTAGTTCGTCAAGGTGATGATAATGATAATAGTAAGACTGTTTTAGAAACATTTAGTAACTTATCATTAGATCCAAATCAACCAAACTACTTAGAGGCTGTTATAGGTAACCAAAGAAAATTAGCTATTAAAGATGCTGATGGTCAATACTATATTCAAACTATAGGTGATTATGCTAATAATAGTCGCTATGTTCGTGTAAGCCAAGTTAACTATACAACTCCAAATTATTTTGATAATGCTGGAAACGCTAAAAATGAATACACAGCTTCTATTCCAGTAAATGGTAGTGGATCTGAAGGTGGTGCTTTTGGTGGTGCTGCTGGTAATGATTTAGCTAGTATTGGCGACACATTATTTAATAATATTGGTTCAACAACTCAAGGTTTACTTCAAGGTAGCTACGTTACAGCTTCTGCTTTATTAAGTAATAAAGATGAATTTGATTTCGCCTTATTAGCAACTCCAGGTTTGATCCAATCATTACACTCTTCAGCTGTAGGTAGTTTTATCAGTTTAGCTGAAAACAGAGGTGATTGTTTCTATATTACTGATTTATCACCATACAATGTTACACTTAAAACTGTGACTAATCAAGCAGCTGGTTTAGATACTAACTACGCAGGTGCTTATTGGCCTTGGGTTCAAGTAATATCTCAAGAAACTGGCAAACGTGTATGGGTTCCAGCTTCAACAATTATGCCAGGTGTATATGCTTTCAATGATAATGTGAGTGCTGAATGGTTTGCCCCAGCTGGTTTAACAAGAGGTGGATTAGGTAATGTATTACAAGCTGAAAGAAAATTATCTCCAACAGATCGTGATAATTTATATGCTGGTAAAGTTAATCCAATCTCTACTTTCCCTAATATTGGTGTAGCTGCATTTGGTCAGAAAACATTACAGAAAAAAGCTAGTGCTTTAGATCGTATCAATGTTCGTAGATTATTAATTGCGCTTAAGAGATATATTGGTAACGTAGCTGAAAACTTAGTATTTGAACAAAATACAGCTACTACAAGAAATGCTTTTATAAACACAGTTACTCCATATCTTGAATCAGTACAACAAAGACAAGGTTTATACGCCTTCAGAGTTGTAATGGATGATACAAATAACACTCCAGATGTAATTGATCGTAATCAATTAGTAGGACAAATTTACTTACAACCAACTCGTACAGCTGAATTTATCCTCTTAGATTTCAACATCTTACCAACTGGTGTAGAATTCGGTTCATAAACTTAATCTATTAATATTTATATAAAATAACAATACAATGGCAGTATTAGACCCTACCGAAATAATGTTTACAGCGTTTGAACCTAAAGTTCAAAATCGTTTCTTAATGAGAATAGGTGGTATTCCAACTTACTTAGTTAGAAAAGTTGCATCTCCATCATTTAACGCTGGTGAAATCATATTAGACCATATCAACGTTTACCGTAAAGTAAAAGGTAAAGTTAGGTGGAATGATATGTCAATGGAACTTTACGATCCAGTAACTCCAAGTGGTGCTCAAGCTGTAATGGAATGGGCTCGTTTAGCACATGAATCAGTAACAGGCCGTGATGGTTACTCAGACTTCTATAAGAAAAATATTACATTAGAAGTTTTAGGTCCAGTAGGTGATGTTGTTGGTGAATGGTTAGTGATGGGAGCTTATGTTAAAGAAGCTAACTTTGGTGAATATGATTGGGCTAACGAAGCTTATGTTAGCATCAGCATGACAATCGCTATGGATTATTGTGTATTGAACTACTAATCTAAACACAGTGCAAATATTAAGAGCCGTCCTTTTGGACGGCTCCTTTATTTTTTGTATATTTATATATATAAAATTAATAAAACGTTATGGAAGAAAAATTAAAGTTCCCAACAGAGCAGATTGAATTACCATCTAAGGGTTTACCTTACCCAGCTGAATCACTATTATCTAAAGGTGTACTTGAAATGAAGTATATGTCAGCTAAAGAAGAAGACATTTTAACTAATGTTAACTTTTTAAAAAATGGAACAGTTATTGATAAATTATTACAATCAATGATTGTTACTTCTATCAATTATGATGATCTATTAATCTGTGATAAAAATGCTTTATTAGTAGCCGCTCGTATTTTAGGTTATGGTAAAGATTATGAATTTGAATATGATGGACAAAAAATAAATTTTGATTTATCATCAGTTGATCCATTACCACTTAATGAAAATATAAAACCAGGTAGAAATGAATTTGATTTTCATTTACCTAAAGCTAATGTTACTGTGACATTTAAGTTATTAACACATGGTGATGAGAAAAAGATTGATAGAGAAATTCAAGGTTTAAAAAAGATAAATCCACAAGGTTCATTTGATCAAACAACTCGATTAAAACATACTATTATAGCTATTAATGGCGATAGAGATACAACAAATATTCGTGAGTTTGTAGATAATATGTTAATATCTGACTTAAGAGAACTACGTAAATATATTATCAAAGTAACCCCAGAACTTAGTCTTAAGTTTGATTATACTAAAGATAATGGTGACGTAGTGGAGGGCGTCAATTTGCCTATTGGCATTAGCTTTCTTTGGCCTGACTCCAGCCTATAAGACAGTGTATATGTCTGAGGTTCATGATTTAGTTTATCATGGACGTGGTGGGTTTCCTTATGATACTGTTTATAATATGCCTATATCTTATAGGCGTTATCATATACGAAAAATACAGGATTATCTAGATAAAAAAGCTGAGGCTGAAGAACAAGCAGTAAAAAAATCATCAACCTCATCAAGCAAGCCACTAGCCCGTCCAAATGTTCCACAAGCTGATTTTACATCAAAAATAAAAGCGCCCAAAAAATAGGGCGCTTTAATATTTATACCCGATATTAAAATTTGATAGATGCCACCTCCTACAGCAGAAGAAATACAACGAGCGGAACGACTGTTAGCTATTGAAAGATCATTAGCTGATGCGGCTAGAGATCAACGTGATCTTCTTAGAGAGATTGGTGATGAGTTAGGTAATCAAGAAAGATCACTTACAACTGCAAAAAAACAATACTCATCATTGCGAGATATCTCTAATGAGATTTTACGTAATGAAGAAAGTGAAACTAAATTAACTAAAGAAAATTTAGATAAATTAAAATCTAAAGCTAGAACTAATTTAGATAATTTAAAAACAGCTGCTTCTACATTAGCCACACAAAAAGGTATTGTTGATCTAGTTAGAGAGGATCTCTCAGTTAGAAGAGATTTAACTGATGAAGAAATAGCGTTATTAAGAGCAGCTCAACAAAATTTTCTTTTAGAAGAAGAAACAGTATCTTTAATTGAGGCTAGAATTAAGAAAACTGAAAATTTAAATAAGGCTACTGGTGCCACAGGTGATTTTTTAAGAATATCTGAGACTTTACTAGAAAAAATAGGCGCTAAAAATTTACAAAAACCATTTGAAGCTGCTAGAAAAGCAGCTGAAGCTAAAGCTAAAGCTTTAGGTGTATCTGAAAATAAAACAGCTAGTATAGCTGATAAATTTAAAATACTAGGAGCATCAATAGGTGGATTTGCTGGTGGTTTAACAAAAGCATTTTCTGATCCTTTAGTTATTGTAACTAGTATAGTTGGTATTTTTGGAATGATGGTGAAAGCTGCTCTTGAAGTGGATAAGCACATGACTAGTATGGCTAAGAATTTAGGCATATCTAAAGATGGCGCTCATATACTCCAGAAAAACTTTATGATAGCTGGCTATAATGCTGGTCAATATAATAAAAACTTAAATGGTGCTTTATTTACAATACATTCTCAAATTGAAGCCACTAATAGTTTAAATGAAGGTTTAGGTACAGCAGGTTTATTTACTGAAAAACAATTAGCAGACCATGTTGTTTTAACTAAACAAATGGGATTAGAAGCAGAAACAGCTACTAAATTAGAGCAATTAGCTGGTTTACAAGGAAAATCAGCTGAAAAAGTAACAAATGAAATAGGTGATCAGGTAGTTAAATTTAGACAAGAAACAGGTATTGCTCTTAACTTCAAAAAGATAATGACTGAAGTTACTAAAGTTAGTGGTACTTTATCAGCTAATTTAGGTAATGATCCTAAACGTATAGCTGCTGCTGTTATACAAGCTCAAAAATTAGGTATTAGTCTAGAGCAATCTAAAAAAATATCTAGTTCACTTCTAGATTTTGAATCATCAATTACAAATGAGTTAGAAGCTGAATTATTGACTGGTAAAAGTCTTAATTATGAAAAAGCTAGATCTTTAGCTTTACAAGGTAAAACAACTGAAGCTGCCTCTGAATTATTAGGTCAATTAGGTGGTCTAGATGAATTCCAAAAACTAAATGTTATTCAACAAGATGCTATAGCTAAATCAATTGGTATGTCTGCTGATGAATTAGCTGATTCTTATAAACAACAAGAATTATTAAAAGGAACAGCGTTTGCTACAAAAGCAGCTTTTGAAGAACAAGCTAGATTAGCTGCCAAACAAGGTAAACTAGATGAGTTTATGGCTAGTGTTAAACAAGCCTCTAATGGTGAAGAGTTAGCTGCTCAAGCCGCTCAAATTGGTGCTCAAGAAAAATTCCAAGCTGCTGTTGAAAAATTAAAGGAAACATTCACTGAAATAGCTGGTGGTCCTATGCTTCATATGATTGAAAAATTTGCTAATTTTATCAGTAACGCTGAGAATTTAAAAGGTATATTTTCAGCTATTGAAAAGATAATTAGTGCTATTGTTATATTAGTTGGAGGAAAATTAGTATTAGGATTAACTAAAGCTGTGGTACAATTAGGCGTAGCTGCTGTTGAAGCAGGTATCATGGGTGCAGGTGCAGCCACCGCGGCTTCAGCTGTTACTTTTGGTTTAGGTGCTATAGCTATTATAGCCGCTGTATCATCAATTATGGGTACTTTTGATAGTATTACAAGTGATATGGAAGCCAAAAAAGTAGGAGACGCCGCTATTAGCCCATCAGGTGGTTTATTAATATCAGGTCCTAAAGGATCATTTATTACTGATCCTGCTGATCAAGTAGTAGCCGCACCAAATGCTGCTAGTATGATTGGAGGTGGTGGAGGAATAACTAAAGCTGATTTAGACGCTATAGCTAATCGTCCAATATCTGTAAATGTTCAAGCTAACACTGATACTTTATTACGTCTTAATACAGTACAATCACAATATGGTGCGCCGAATTCATTCGCTTAATATATTTATACCAAACAATATTTAAATTTAAATATCATGTCTCAATTACTTAATTTATTACAGGCTGGTCCAACACCAAAGAACTTAAGTTTACAAGGCCGACCAGGCCCTGTCTTTGAAGCATTATCTCAAAGAACTATATCTAAAATTCAAGCTAAAGTTACTGGAACTGCTTTAGATGATTCTGAAGATTTATTAACAGGAAGAACAATTGCTATGAGAGGATTAACTGGTCCATATGTGACACCAGAATCTGATCCTCCAGTTTCTAATCCTAATGCTAGAGTAGGTAAACCATACTTTAGAGTATTAAATGCTGCTGGATCGTTTATTAACCCGTATCCAAATACTAACACTTATCTTGGAGGTTAATGCCTTTTATAACATTCAATAATGATCCTAAAAGCAAACTAGCAGACTACTACAATAGTGTAACTAATGGTAGATTTGCTAGTACGGCTAATTATCCCAATGTAGTTAGCTCTCCAAAACCAGAGATCCCTAGTAATATAGAACAATTTAGTCTATCAGATGATGGATTCATAAGAGGAGGAGCTCAAAACGCAATTTTAGCTACTACCAAAGATTTTCTTCGTATTACTAAATTCTTTACTAATCCAGATGGAGGACAGGCTACTGGTAATACAGGATATGAGAAATTTGTAGAAAATGCTAAAGGTGCTTTATTTTTTGCTCGTCAAATTGGTTTACAAAGATCTAATCCTAAATTAGAAATAAATAAAGGAAATGTACTAAGTGGTTTAGCTGGTATTTTAGGAGGTCCAACTCGAACATTTACAGGAATTGGTTCATTAGCCTCTGTTGGTGGATCAGCTTTTGGATTGCATTTTGATAGAATTGGTGTTTTTGGTGTTGTTCCTGCTAATCAAAAATATGGTGGTGACGCTAATAGTCCAACTGCTGGTGCTGCTTACTCAAATAACTTTAAAGATAAGCAATCTAATCTTAAAATTACAGAAAAATCAAATAACAGACTTTTAGAATACACTGCTAAAATTTTTAATAGTAATAATAATGAGGTTGTTTTAGATAGTTATTTAGGTGGTCCTAACTCATTATATGGTATTATTGGTAGAACAAGAACTATATCTTACTATCAAACAACTTTTGTAAAAAACGCTAACCTTACAGATCCAAAGTTTAATGGTTTCATTCCTTTAACTAATAAAGAAATAGCTGAATTTGAAACTAAAAATATTAATTCAAATTCTTTACAAACAGTTTTAGCTGCTTCTCCATTTTATTCTAGAAGTATTACAAAAGATAATATTGCTAAAAACAATATAGAAAATAGAATAGGAGTTTCAACTCCATCAAATGTTGATTCTATCAACATGATTAAAATCACTAATAGTCAAGTTTTTTATGACACTAATAAAGGTAAAAGAACAAGTGATGTAGCTTCTACTGACTTAGCTCCACTTGATGGTAAACAAGTTAGTGGTGATTTTGGTAAAGACTTAATCAAATTTAGACTTGAGTTTTTAAATAATGATGTAACTGGTTATAAAGGAAGTGATAATAGAATAGCTGTAAATACAGATGTTTTAACATTTAGAGCTTACATTGATGATTTTAATGATGGTATGTCTGCTAAATGGAATTCATATCGTTATATGGGTCGTGGTGAAGAATTTTATGTATATGATGGATTTACAAGAGATATAAATGTATCTTTTACAATGTTTGCTCACACTAGAGCAGAACTAAACCCATTATATGAAAAACTTAACTACCTATTATCAACATTCACTCCAGATTATAGTGAGAAATTAAAAATGAGAGGTAATATAGGTTATTTAACTGTTGGAGATTATTTATATAGACAACCTGGTGTATTTACAGATATTAAAATTGGTAGTCTTTTTGAAGGTCCTTGGAATGTAGGTTTAAATACTTTAAGTGAAGAAGAAAATGAAAATTTTAATAATGAATTACCAATGATGGCTAAAATTCAGTTATCATTTAAACCAATTCATACATTCTTACCAAGAAAAGGACGCGCTGGATTCATTGGTAGAGACTTTAGATCATATCCTAAAAAATCTCAACCACTATCACAACAACAAAATCAACAACAGCAACAACAACAACAGCAACAACAACAACAGCAACAACAACAAAATCAAAATGGGGCATCTGCTAACTCAACATCAACTACTAGTAATAGACCTGCTGTACCAGCTACAACTAGTAATACTGTAGGTGTTTTAGCAGCATCCGCTAATAATACACCTAATACATCCCCTTCTTTTAATATATTCCCACAGAAAAATAATGTTGTTATACCATTCAAAGATCCAAATGATCCTAAATCATTTAGGAACATATTTGATGCTGTTCTGCGTGGCTCTAAATAGTCAAATAAAACTCTAATAAAGGTTAATATTTATTATCATGGATCGCTATGAATTTAATGAGATTATTCAGTCAACATCTAAACCTAGATATCGTTCATCAACTCGATATCCAGAAATCCCACTATCTATAAATGATTCATATATCATAACTCAATATGGAGATCGTTTAGATAATTTAGCATTTCAGTTCTATAATGATTCAACATTATGGTGGATTATATCGTATGCTAATCCAGATTTACCTAAAGATAGTTTATACCCACCTTTGGGTTATCAACTAAGAATACCTATATTTGATGTTGAAATACTTAGAAATTTAGAAAATCTAAATAGTTAATTTTGTTATGTCTATATTTAAAGATACATTACATCCTTTTGTACAAAACCAATTAGAAGCTCGCAAACGAGTTGTTTCCCAATGGGGTAACACAGGTGTTGTAGATGCTAAAGGAAATGATATATATAACGCTGGCATCACTCCTAGAAAAGATAATTTTTTAAGATTTACCACAGGAAAAAACGCCTGGGTAAAAATGCAATCATTTGTTGATATTGTTAATCCTGTTGAAAAAGGTGGTAAAGTAGTCAACGCAGGATTAAAAATTGGTAGTAAAACATATTTTGGTAGTGATCTAGCTAGAAAATATATATTAGAAGGAGGTACATTATTTGAAGATCCAAATCAACCAAATAAATTTACTTTAAGATCAGGAGTTGGTCAAAGAGGATCAATTTATGCTTCTGATCTTGATATTGGAGGAGACAGACCGCTTGGTTATAGACCAATGCCTGGTATAACTTCTGTTCAAGTTAATAACAAATCAGCTTATGGTTCATTAAGAGAAGCTACTATTAAGTTTTACGCTTGGGATAAACACCAATTAGAAGAGTTAGAGTTATTATATATGAGAACAGGTTACTCTGTTTTGCTTGAATGGGGGTGGTCTCAATATTTAAACTCTTCTAATTTAGATAATATTAAAATAGAAAATTTTCTTAATCCTACTATTGATATTTTTTATGATAAAGATATTTTACAACCTAAAGGAGATGATACTTCTGATGAAGTAATATATAGTAAAATAGATACTTTACATGATAAAACTTATGCTAATTATGATGCTATGTTAGGTTATGTAAAAAACTTTTCATGGCAATTAATGCCTAATGGTGGATTTGAATGTACAACAGTATTAATATCTAGAGGTGAAGTTATTTCAACTTTAAAATTAAATAGTAATGGTCCTTCTTTTACAAGCAAAACTAATGTGAATGCTCCACCTTTATCATTATTTGAAAATGTAATGCTAAATTATTCAGCATTAATTAATGAAGGTGAATTAAGTGCTGATCCAGGTTTAGCTGGACAAGCTGGTCAATTCGCTACAGGTTCATCTCCTGTTAGACAAGAAACTAAAGATGATCTTTTAAATGATTTAAATACAAGATTAACTAAAGTTGCTTTAAAAGACTACAATGGTAAAAACTATTCAACAGAATTACAGTCAAAAATAAGTTCAAAAGACTATGGTAAAATCCTACTAACTGAAGGTAATGTTGATGGTATTGGTATTGAATATATACAAATGGATGTACTTATATCCATTATAAATTTGTATTTTAATTTTAAAGACCAAAATAATAAAATAATATCTCAGATTTTAATACCAAAAAATACTCCATGTTTAGCGGGAGCAGATTCTGTATCAATTGATCCAACAACATGTATTATATATAATGATCAAGCTACATGGATAACAGATAGAAGTGATGGTGCTTTTCCAAAAACATTAAACTCATTTTCAACACTTACTTCAAATACAGCTGATACAGATGTCACTGATGAACAGTTTCTATCAGGTAATAATTTAGGCCGAATTGGGAATATTTTTATATCAATACCTAAAATACTTGACTTATACAGAAATAAAGGCGGAAATAATTCTGATGTGTCTGTTATTGATTTTTTAAAAGATTTATTAAATCAAGTATCAATATCTTTAGGTGGTGTAAATGATTTTCAATTACATACTACTAAAAGTACTATTCAAATAATTGATGTTAAGTATTTAGAAAGAGGAGCAGGTAGTAAAAAATATACCCTTGATTTATTAGGATTAAAAAGTGTATGTCGTGATGTTAAAATAACATCTCGTATTTTTGAGTCACAATCAAGTATGATAGCTATAGCAGCTCAAAGTAAAGCTAATATTGGTGATATATACTCATCAACACAGAATCAACTTAATAAAGGATTAAGAGATAGAATATTAGTTGATAAAGTTATATACGATGATAGCGCTAGTTCTAAAACCACAGCTACAGATAGAATAAAAAGTTCATTTGGTAACCTACTATCATTACGAAACTATTTAGGACTAAAATGTCTAGGTACCCCAGCATCATCAGGTGGTGGTTTAAATTCTATTATATATCCTACTCCTGAAGAAGTATCTAATGCTGCTTCTTTACAAAAAACTGTCCTACTTCAAGCTGATAGAGATGATTTAGACTTTAAAGCTATTATACCATTTGAATTAGAAATAGTATTAGATGGAATATCAGGATTAGTTCAAGGGCAAATTTTCAAAGTTGATACTAGTATATTACCATCTAGATATCATCAAAGTAATATTGGTTTTATTATTACAGGATTATCACATTCTTTACAAAATAATGATTGGATAACTTCTATAAAAACTCAAATTTGTTTATTGGATAATGAGAAAATACCAAAACCAGCAGTAAAGAAAGATGAATTAGGTGGTTCAGCACTAGCTGTTTTACAACAAGTTAAACAAACAAGAGAAAAAAATATTATTTTATGGAATGTTGTTGCTGATTATATGACCAATATATATACTAATTTCTATGATATTATAAAAAATCAATCATATAATAAAGCATATAACCCTAAAGACACTAAACCTTTTGGAAAAACAACATCTAGAGAAGCTATGGCTGCTTATTATGAAAATACAGCTGGTGTTTATTATCCTTTTCCAAAAAAGATTGGAGAAACTAATGAATATGGTAATGATGCTGCTGTTAGATTTTTTACAAGTCCATATAGAACATATGATTTTATGTATCAAAAAGTTCCAGACCGAGCGGGAACATATGAAGCTGGAGGTTATGAAATAGATAGTGTAGAAAAAGGATTTGAAAAGGAAGTTTTTGGTATTAATCCAATTGTGATTGGAAATAATGAATATAGTGGCAAATTTGGGTATATGGTATCACCAAATATTCAAGAATATTTTGATAAAGTTTGGTATCCAAGAGCTAAAACAAGATATAAAAATGATCCTGATAAACTTAAACTTATTGAAGCTCTAGCTTCAGATAAAGCTCTCCATAATTCAGTTAGAGCAGTATATGAATTATCAACAGGACAAGTAGTTAATGTACCTTTCCCTACTCTAGAAGAGGTAATTAACAAATTTATATCATATCCAGTACGATTATCAGAAACTAATAGCAAAATAGATGTTCGTAAAGCTATAGGTAATCCTATACCTTTACTTTTAAAGGATAACTTTATGTTACGTAGCCCAGAATATGTTTCTTATATTAAGGATGGCTCAAAAACAACTTCTTGGAATGGTGATCCTAACTCAGCTAAGTATTTTAATATTAAACCTCTTACTTTCTTCTTTGAAGAAACTAAAGATAAAAATGGTCAGGCTGTTTATAATTATAAACAACCATTATCTAATATAGATGTATTTAATCAATGTTATCGATATATATGTGAAAATTCATCAGGAGCAGGAGATTATTTTGATTCAGTACCTGTTGAGTTAAAACCAGTAGCTGGTGATATTGGTAATTCTAATAAAGTATTCTCAGCAATCCATTAAAAATGTATATACCTATTTCAAATATATTATTTAGTGATTACACCAATGGTGGAGACTTTATTCTTAGATCAAATCTTCAACCATATGTTGGATTTTACTTTGTTGATAAAAATAATAATGCTTATACAGGTAAAACATATACAAGTAATAGTGTTGAGTTACTAAGAAGAAATCCAACTTCTTCTACAAGTTCTAATATTGTTTTTGATAGTAAATATGCCTCATTAAATCCTAAAACCTTACCTCCATTAGTTGTAACACCTGACTTTATTCAACCAACAAGTACAGATTATAATAATGGTTTTATGATTCGTTTTATATTAAAACCAACTATTAGTTCTCAAATAAATGACTTTATTGAAGTTAAGTCTGATAAATATATATCTGTTATTCAAGATGGTGATGCTAAGGTATTATATAAATCAATAAATTTAGTTTGGAAACTTACAGGTCCATTATATGATGTTTATAGAGACAATATTAGAATATTATCTGGTATTATAGACAGTAATAAAAGATCATTATCTGAAGCTGAAAAAACTATGCCTAATCTGTCTTTATATTTGACAGATCTTCTTCAGTTTGGTAAGCCAAGCTAACCTTACTATATTTAAAGCATAATTAAGGTTATGTTTTATATAGTTGAGACAAAAGAACAACTAGATTATCTAGGCAAACCAGAACATGATAAATGTTTTGTTAATATCATTACTACAAATGATAATCGTCATCCGTCTTTAACTAAACCATGTTTAGTATATTATAATGATGGAGAAAAAGGTTATATTTTACCTATCGACCATAGTGAAGCATTTAAATTAGATTGGGAAACAGTTAAGGAATTTATATCTAGTATTAATACTGTTTATGTTTTAGATAAGAAATTTCACTTATATTTTCTACCAGGACATAATTTAATTGATATAAATTTTTATAGTTACATAGATGAATCACAATTTGATACTAAAGTACACACTGATTTTAATCGTGAAAAATATTATATACAAGAGTTAAGTACACTTATCCCTATATCTAAACATTATGAGAAATGGGAAAAAATATATCGGAATATAAAAGAAAGAGGAATGATTTCTAAATGGCAAGTAGCTAGTACATTTTTAAATTATAATTTTACTAATGTATTCCATCAGATTGAAAAAAATGGTATAGGCATTGATCCACGTAAGTTTAATAAACATTTTGAAACTACTTGGAAAGATAATTCGATTTACGGGAATACAGTTTTTACTCAATATAATCTATATAATTTAACTTATCGCCCGTCAAACGCCTTTAATGGCGTTAATTACGCCGCTTTACCTAAGGGCGACGCACGTGAGTCATTTGAACCAAATAATTATATGTTTGTTGAATTTGATTATAGTGCTTACCACCCCCGTATAATTGGTAAAGCAATAGGTTATGAATTTGAAGTTGATCCATATGATGAAGTGCCTAAAGAAATAATGTTTCAAAATTTATATGGTGGTATTAGAGACGAATATGCATGGTTTCCATTTTTTGCTAAATTAAGTAAATGGTTAGAAAGCCAGTGGGAAGAATTTAACTCTACAAATAGACTAAAATTACCATGGGGAACTAATATCTATAAAAATAGAATAGAAAATCCAAATAAAAATAAAATATTAAGTTATCTAATCCAGGCATACGAAACATATTATAATACATTAACATTAGATCGTGTATTAAAATTACTAGATGGTAAGAAAACTAAAATAGTATTATATACATATGATTCAATTCTATTGGACGTGGCTAAAGAAGACATTAAAACATTATTACCAAAAATTAAACAAGAATTAGAGGCTGATGGATTCCCAACACGTATGAGTATTGGCGAGAACTATGGTGCTTTAATAAAAAAATAACATATTTATGACATGGAATTTAACAATAGAGGAATTGGCAAACAAGTTATTCGCAACCTTCTCAAAGAAGGAAGAC